GAGCAGGTACGGCGGGATGTTGCATATTTGCGCCATTTGCAGGGCGCTAAATTGCGCCGATTCAATCAGCAGCATTTTGTCCGGCGTCGCTGTAGTTGGCTCATAGGACAAAAACTCGTTAAGCGCGGCGGTTTGGTTGGTGACGCGCGCAGCGTTGAACGCGGCCGCTAGGTCGGCAAGTTCTTGCGCGCTCAATGGTTCGCCGCCGGTTTGCTTGAGAATGCCCGACGGAATAGCGGTATTAGCGTTTCTGTAGCGGGCGTCCTCGATTTTCAGCGCGGTAGCTATCGCCTGTTCGCTCGAGTAGATGACGCCTTGAACGGGGCTGATGAATTGCACCAATAGCGATGGGTCAATTTCGCCACCTTGGAAGAACACAGCATTTGACGGTGCGTACCACACAGGGCCCACCTGATCTTCGGTTGTGATTGAGCCAGCTGGCAAACGTGTGTATGACGCGGGGTATCCGTCTTGGGTGCGGCTTGTGATGTACCAAAACGCGCGACCAAAGAAGAACAGGTCGTCGAATGTCCAGGCCATAAGTGTTTCGTACGGGATGGACGGGTCAGGTCTGCGTAGCCATGATCGAGGCGCTAAATCCTCGTACACCATTTCGCGGTCGGTGTCGTTCCAGCGTTCACGGTACATTTTCAACGGCATCGCGCTAATGACTGATGCGTGTAGGTCACGCGCTCGAGAAATGGCAGGCACTTGCATTGCGCGGTTACGCGCTTCGCCTTCTTGGTAGCTGTAATACTGGCCAACCATGTTAAGGCCAGCGTTTTGCCCTGAATACCACGACATGTTGACGCCTGCGGCCGCAGCTTTAGCCGGTGCCGCAACGGGGCTGATTTGTGCCTTGGTTTCTTTTTTGCCGAACAGGGCCATGGTGTCCTCGATTTGTGGTGCCTACCTGTAGTCCCGACAACGCCAGGCAGGCACCTACTACGCCATGCTAGGTCAGTTTGCCACCACCATGACGGGGCGTCGACTAGAAACTGGCTTCGATACCAAGCTGATTGCCCATACGGCGCACCGCGCCAACTCAATGACGCCTGGCGATTTCTGTGACGACAGCACGAAACCTTGCGCGGTTTTGACACCTACGGCGCGGGTGACATGTTCGGCCAGTAGGCGGTGGCCGCTGTGGATGACGCGACCTTCGGTGATCATGGAACGTACTAACGACGTGTAGCGCAACAGTTCGCCATACCCGACCGTGGTGAACCGGCGGTTGAGGTTGGTTGGTAGGTGCAGCTCGAGCGTCGGCGTAACAGCGAGCGTCACGGTTTTGTCGCCCATGACCTGCTCAACAGCCGTCCACATGGCGTCCTCAGTGTCAACCACAAACGCGACGTCAACCATGACGCGGCCGTCAACGGTGGCGGCTCGCACCCCAACGTAACGCGCTTCGTCGATGCTGCTGTCAACAGCCAGCACCCCACCGGCACCCATCGGCAGCGTGGTCTTGTGCTTTTCCCATTCGCCAGGCTCAAGCCATGCGCCTCGAGCGGTAATCCACTGGTTAAGGTGCGCTCGAGCGAACGACTCGTGCTTTTGGGCGGCCTTGAGCGCGGCTGTGGTAATCGTGTACCCGAGGCTTGGGTTGGCGTACCCCCAATAGTCGGGGCCGGACACGTCGGCGGGCATAGACCACTCGGCCAAATACAGGTCGGACACGGTGCCAGCCTCAATGTCAGCCAACGCCTTTTCGCGCATATTAATCATGGCTGTGGATGACGCGTCACCGGCGGTTGACCAGCACGACAGCAACGGCGACGGTCGCGCAATCATCGACGGGCGAAGCGCCTCGTCAAGGACGGCCGCCGGGATATTCCACAGCTCGTCAACAACGATGAGGTCAAACGACCCACCATGCAAGCGTGTGGTCGCGGCCCTGATTTGCCACGACGACGCACCGACCTGCACCTGTTTGCGGCCAATGGCTTGCAACTGTTTGCCGTCGAAATACTCGACCAGTACGGGCGCCAAAGTGCTGAAGATGGCTTCAGCTCGATCTAATTGGTTAGCCGTCGACAACACGTTCACAGGCCGCCCAACCATTGCGGCATAATCCGTTACAAACCAGCCAATAAGCGCGCACAGGGCAACGCTTTTGCCGTTCTGTCGTGCCGTACTGACAAGGCTTTCACGAAACACAAACCTATCGTCATGGTCGACTTGCAACTGCCCACTAAGGGCATACACCTGCCACGGGAATAGCTCAACACGCAAATACTTCGCTGACCAGGCGGCCACAAGGTCGCCATAATCTTTTCCCCCCAACGACGCCGTGGCCAATCGTGGAAGCTCACGGCCAGTTGGGGCTAGTTCAGGCTGGTCGGTGCTGATCGAGGCCAGTTCGGGCTGGTTCGCAAGATATTGAGAAACAGGTGGGGTCGGGGTGGTTTCTTTGCCTGTAAAAAATGCGTTTTCTCTGCGTTTTTTCTTTGCGTGTGCTTCTCGCTGTTGGAACTGGCTACCTCGACGTGAGTTGCATGGGCCGCAGGCAGGCACGAGGTTTGACATTTCGTGGCCGCCACCGGCTGCGAGTTCTGTAAGGTGGTCGGCGGTTGTGGCTGGTTGGTGGCCGCACCAATGGCATAGTGGTTTGCCTTGGAGTAGTGCGCGTCTGTTGGTTTTGTATGTGGGGTCGTCGTATTTGCTCATTAGCGAACCTTGCCAAACTGTTGTATTGCTTGGATGTCGTCTGGTTCGTATGCCATAAGGAAGATAGGTATGCGGATACTCATTGGTTCGCCAAATCGTATGAACGTGCTGTTAGCGGGTAATTGAACAATGGCCGCGTCGCTGTTCCACACTTTGTCTAGCCATTTTGAGCGTGCAAACGGGAGTAAGGCAATGCCGTTTTGGTGATCCATGAATTTGTGTACCCATGGGGTTGTTTGGCTGTAGGGGGGGTTCATCCATACTTTGCCATGCCAGGGTTGTGCCAAACCGTTGTCTTTTTGTGTGAAGTAGCGTTTGCAAGGTATCCAAGGAACACCACCTGGCGGTGCGCTGACGTCTAAGTCAAAGTCAATGTTTAGTGTCTCAAACACTATTGGTGGTGTGTAGTAGTCGTCGCTAGTTGTGCCTTGTTGCGGGGTTGTGAACAGTTGGTCTTGCATGTCGGGTTCCTTTTGTCTCGTGGCCGCCCCTAACTGGCGCGCGCCCCCCAGGGCGCTTGCCGTCATGCTAGTTGCAGGCTTTGGTGTATGTCCCCCCTCGCGCTTTCGGTTTGTCTCCGTGGTGGCCAGATGTTCGTCATAGTGGACAGTCACCAGTCGCGTTTGTGTCGTTCGTACGCCGCACAGGCGCCTTGTGGGCAGCCTGCTCTACCCACGTTCCCGTGTGTTACCAATCCCCTGCGAATAGGGCTAGGCCATGCGTGTCTTAAATTGTCAGGATGCTAGCTCGAGCAATACCGCCGCGAGGCCGTTACTTCCAGGGAAGAGGTCGTCAATTGTGTCCTCGGTTGGGTCGTAGCCCAACATGCCTAATACCCATTTGTGAAACACGGCAGGCTTGGCGCCGATTGTGCCTTTTTTCATTGTTCGGGCCGCAGGCAACCAGTCGCGCAGCATGGGCTTGCGGTTGCGTACAGGGCGTCCGCCATGCAATAGCACTGGTTCCCACGCGTATTGCACACTTACCAGCGGCCTGATTTGGTGAAACGTTTTAGCCCACACGCATACGCGTAAATCGGGGCTGTGCGGCAGCAACCATGACAAATCTGCGGGGTTGCAGCTCAGTGCCCAACCGTCAGGGTATTCGTCGTGCAGGCGCGTGATTAAGTCCAGGTGGGTTTGTTTGTCATCCCACACATGTGCTTCGGGGTGGTCGCCATACAGGCGTTTGCCTTGCCCGTAATACGGTGGGTCAGCGTAAGCGAACTTCATTGGTCGTTAATAATGAGCAACGTAAGGCCGATGATGACCAATGCCAGGGTGATACCGACGATCATGGCCTCGGCCCTGCCAGGCGTTGCGCGATGGCGTCAATGTCGTTAGGGAACCAGATGTATACCTCGGCGCCGTTCAGCTTTAGGGCGCTTGTCCAGTGCTTTTGCAGGTCGGTCAGCTTGCCTCGATCTGCTTTTAGTTCGGCGTAGATGACGCCACGACCACCAGGGTGCGCGAACACTAGGTCGGGGAAACCTGCGTCGCCTTGTACAGCTGTGAGCCATCGTCCGTCTTGGGTTTGCATTTTTCTGGGGTGGAACACCAGCCAGCCGTTCAGTTTGGCCACTTGGATGACCTGGGCTTGAAACAGGCGCTCGCTCGTGTTGACCTTGTGGGTGGGTTTCTTGGCCGCGCTCATGACAGGTGCCTGGTCTCTCGGTTGATGGCCGCAATCATGCCGTCAGCGATGTTGCAGGCTTCTACGATGTCTAGGGCGCGGTCGCGGATTTCGTACGCGTCGTCGAGCAGGTAGTGGACAAGTAGCCGGTATTGGCGCGCTTGGTTGCGCCAGTCCTCGGCACGTTCCCACTCGTTGCGCACTTCGAGCTTGAGGCTGTCGATGTAGGCGTTGTGTATGCAGTGGCCCATTTCATCCACCATCGGCGGCCTCGAGGCTGTCTAGGTAGGCGAGCGCGTCTAACACACTGTCAAATTGTCGTGGGCCGGTGTCGTTTATGTATTGCACAAGGCGTTGCGCAACATGCACCCAATTAAGCGGCTGGTCAGTAGTCACGAATCTCTGCCTTTATTTTGCGGTCATCACCGCGGCTGCGGTCGCGCCATCCTTCGCCGTACCCTTTGCCGTAGCCCACTTCTTTGCCGAAATAGTAGCCAAACAGGTATAAGGCGATAATGAGGCCGCCAGCAAAGTATTGATTAATCGTAATCATGCTTTTACCTCGTCGTCGATGTAGCAATTAAGCCGCTCAATTTCTCGCGCCGCATCAATGGCTCTCAAAGTGTCGAACCATTCAACGGCCATCGGGTGCATGTCTAGCCGGTGTCGCAGGCTGGCAATGGTTTGCTTTTGTTGCGCCGTCGCGTAATTGATAGGTGGCTCTTGTTGGTCAGTTGTCATGCCGTGAACGTCGCGCAAAAGGGCGATAATTTGTTGCAAAGTGTGGTCAATGGTCTTTAATTTGCCAAAGATTTGTTCGTTGTCGACGGTCATGCTTTATCTTCCTGTCCCATTAGCTCGTCGATCATGCGGCTGGCTTCTTGCTTGGTCATGCTGTCAAGCACCGCGTCGGTGATTTGGCCGTGACCTTTTTGCCGGTGCAACGCTCGCAGCATCGCTTTCTGTTTCGGTGACGCGCCACCAGTCTCAGGCATTGGGTTGCCCTGTGGGCTAACGGTTTCACCGCGACGTTCCACCTTGGTCATTTCTTCTCGAGATGGCCGCGGCCCTGCGGTGCCAATAGGGCTGTTGCTAATCATGCGGCCAATGGCGCTGGTTTCGCAATTTTCGACAAACGATGTTTTGTTGACAGGGCTACTGCCTAGCACTTCTTCGGCAAACCCTGTGGCGATTAGGTAGTCGTCTTGGGTGTAGCCGCAGGCGCGAAACACCACGGTTTTGCTGTCGTAATGCACCATTGTGGTTTCGATGCGGCCTTGCGGGTATTGCTTCCACCAGCGCACTAGTCGATCCGCGACGGTTTCGTAATCGGCGGGCAGGTAGCTCATGGCTTTGACCTCGCATAGGTCAGTTCAAGGTTTAGGCGTTGTATTTCGGCGGTGGCGTTGTCGACAACCACTTTGGTGCGGTTGCATTGCTCGGTGGCTTTGTCGAGCATGTCGAGCAGCTGTGGAATTTCGGACAGGTACGCGGCTGATTGTGTCAGTACGTCACGCAGGTATGAGCCTGGTTCTTGTTCGGCCGCGAAAACGGCCAGCACTGTTGTGCATTGTTCAGGTGTCATGGTCGGGTGCCTTTCGGTTGTCGGGTATTTGCAGAATAACAAGTCATGAACGGAATTGTGCGCAATGCCTGTGCCACCGTTTCACCACAGGCGTGTGGTTGGCGCACAGTAGGCGGTGGGCTTCGCTGCCTTGGCGTAGGCACCCCCACCCCCACGGGCCGACAGGCCAGACGTACCGTTTTTGTTTGGTGTTGTAGTGGCCGTACCAGGCGACACGTTCGGCGACTTCCATGGTGCGTGACCATGAGCGTGTGTCTGCTCGGGTGCCACCCCACGTTAAGAACGTGCCTTTCGCCATGCCGAGGGCGCTAATGTAGCTGCGCGTGTTATGCGCAAGGTTGCTGCCGGTTTCGCATTGTGCCAACGCCGCCCACATGCGGGCTGTGACGACGCCTGGCGGGTTGGTTGGTGCGTCTTTGGGTATCGGGGCCAGCGCCAAGATCAGCGCCGCCACCAAGGCGCCTATTGCGTCTCCTTGGCTCGGTGAATCATGGCGTGGTATCGCAGGACACCAAGGCGGGTGATTTTGCAGGTCATGACGTTTTCTCCAAGGCTCGAAGTGGCGGTGCCGACACGCTCGATTAGTTCCATGTGGCGCAGGTCGCTGCACCGTTTCCACCAGCATGACCGTGACGGCAAACCGGCAAGGGTGGCCGCCATTTCGTCTGTAAGCGCCTGTGCTGGTGTTTCAGCCGCGTACACGGCTAGTAGGCGCCCTAACTGAGTTTCGGCGCGTAGGCGGGCGCTGGCGGCTGCCTGGTGGCTGGTGTGCGGGTCGCTTGCTCTGGCGGCAGGCGGCATCGCGTCGAATAGGGTGGGCTGAACCATTGCGGGTCTCCTCTGTTGTCGGGTGGTATCACCCTATACAGGTTTCAGCCGCCGTTGATGGCTTTTGTCCACCGCTCTGTCACCGCGTCGGGGTGGTCGGCCGCGTATGGGGTTATTTCAACGTGGATAAGGCGCATACCGACAGGCTCAATGGTGCGCTTCCGGTACACATCCCAGGTTTGCCGGTCGCAGCGCCACCCTCGACCAAACCGGCCGGTGGCGTAGTCGGCAATGTACTCGAGGCCCATCCAGTCGTTTTCAACCACGAAGTCGATCATCGACATGGCTTGTGCGCGGCTGTTCGCTTCGCCGTCGTACGTCAGGTCGAACGCTCGCCATGAGCTATGCACGCTGATGTCGCCTGGTTTGCCGCGTTTGTCGCGTAACGCGTAAATGCCAGCCAGTTGCAGCACCCCGCCGGTAAAGAAAATCATGTTGTTGGCGAACACTCGAGCGCCGCCACGTTCCGGCGAGCGTGGCTGTGGGCAATCTTTGGTGCCGGTGTACGGCCGTTTTGCGCTCACTCTTTAGCCTTGATGATGGGTTCGACCGTAACGCCTGCTTTAGCGGCCATGCCGTTACCGATGGCGTAACCAACAATCATGGTAAAAATGGGAATACCGGCCTCGGTTGTGATGGCCCCAATGGCCATAAGGCCGCTGATAAGGATTAGCGCGACTAAGGCAATTAGCGCTTTGGGTGGGTTAGCAAGTGTCATCACGCGGCCCTATAAATCAAATCAACCGCAAAATAATCGGTGCTTCCCCAGGTAAAAGGAACCGTTGCGCTGCTAGCTGCTTCAACTGTGTAAGTGCCTGCACTGTTTATAGCAAACAAATACACTTCGTCTGCGTCTTTTAAGTTCGGAAACGCAGGGTAGGAAGCAATACCGGCGTCTGTAAAACTGCATGTGCCAAGTGTTCGGTTGTATGTATTGCTGGCATTGACTGGCAAACTCATTGTGATAAGGCCAGTGATTGCCGACGTTGTGCCAAGTGTAAAACGACCTTCAACATGCACAAATTTGTTAAATTGCATGTAAGAAAACGCGCTGGTGCCGTTGCCGACTGTGACGTTTGTGTAGGTCGGGGTATAAGCCGTGTATGTTCCTGCGGCGTTTAGTTCGGCAGCGGTCAATACTTGCCCTGCCGTAAATGTGCCAAATGTTGCCATGAGTGTCTCCTAGCCGATACCTAGTGTATTAGTGTCCAAAATGCCAAAAGTGCTGCTATCCAAAATAAGCGGCGCATTAAGCGCGGGGCTGAAATAGAACGTATAGCGCGACTGTTCGGTGTCTTGGGTGATTGTGTAGCCCTCAATAACCATGTTGTACGTTGTGCCGCGAAACGTCACTGCACAAGCGGTGCCGACAAGGTTGTAATCATTGGTTTTGGTAGGTAAATCGGCGCTACTAAGCAATGGGCTGCCAGTCGATATGCGATAGGGCCGGTATTGGGCTTGGCTTAACACTGCCAACGTCACGTGGGCCGTTTGTTGCGCGTCTGTCAGGTTTTCTAACACGCTACTGGTGCTGTATGAGGCAAATGGCTGTGATCCCGTTTGTGCCACGGCGTTGCTGGCCGCGCTGTTGTACGCGACGCGCACTTCGGTGTAGCTATTGTCATCGCTGGCCAAAAACTCTATTTGGTCGTAAAAATAATTACCGCTTGACTGGCTGCCGCTGTCCTTGAAATTCACGTAGCTTTCGTCTAGGCGCTCACCATTGGCCCACAACGTCGGCGCGGGGCTGAAACCACGGTTCGTGATGTGGCCCACAACCGAAATAGCCTGGCTGTTTAGGTAATCCAGCACAATGCCGTCAAACGTCTCGTTTTGGCTGATGAACGTGTCGAACGCGGTGCCGTAATATGTTGGGCTGTTAAGCGCGTCAACGCCATCGTAAAAGACGTCGGTGCCAGCCGTAATTAAATCCATAGCGGTTGTGATGCTGACGCTCGAGGCGTAACCACGGCCGCACCAATACAGGGCGGTGCTTTCGGCGGTGATGGTGATGCGATCGGCAGGGGCCGCGCCTGTGCCTGACGCGTACGGTATGCCGTAGTCGCGGCGCACATCGGTGATGATGCCGTTGAATAATTTGTTCGTGCCGTTGATTTGCAAGTAGTAGCCGCGCGGCGGGATGGCAGGACCACTGTTAGTCGGTGCTAGTAGCTCGACGGTGCAAATGTCCGGCGTGAAACGGTCGGTTAGGCGTTGCCTGCCGATTTTCACTGATGCGCCAATGACGTAACTGGTTAGGGCTGTCCAAGTGGCTGCGTCGTCGCTGGTTTCAACCGTAAATTGGCCGGTGTACGGGGCTGGCATGGTTATGGGGCCGTGGTGCGGATGGGGATGTTGCCGTAACGGTTCATGTAGCGGCGCAGCGCGTTGACCACGGCTTCGGGGTCGCCACCGTTGACGTTAATAGTGACGCTACCCATACCACCGGCTCGATCAAGCGGCACAACCGCCTCAGGGCCAGCCTCACCAATAAGCGCCAAAGTGGGGCCGGTTACAATGCCGCCGTTAGCCATTGCCGGAATAGCCAAACGGCCGCCTCGAGGCACAGAACCAGCATTGCCGCCACCGCCGAACAGGTTGTCAATGGCGCGACCCAAGAAGCCTGGCATGGCAATGCCTGCACCTACGTTGGCAATGCCAAGCAAGAATTTTACGGCGCCGGTCGCGCTGCGATACGCGGTGCCAAGGCGCTCAAATGCGATGGCTAGCGCAACAATGCCACCAGCAATAAGCACATACGGGTTAGCGGCCATAGCGGCGTTTAATGCAAGTGTCGCGACGGTAATGCCACCGATGCCAAGCGCCACGTTGCGCAGTAACTCGGGGTTTTCCATTGCCCAATTAGCAAAGGCTTGCAATTTTGGTAGGGCCGCCTCGAGCACCGGCAAGAATGCAGCACCTAGCGATTCTTTAGCCTCCCCGATGCTAATCGACAGGCGACGCATGCCACCAGCTGCGGTATTGGCCGCAGTGTCAGCTGCACCCTTGAAGTTCATGTCAAGGATTTGCAGAACGTCGCTGAACTCGGCGCCGTCTTTAATTGCCGCTTTAAGTTCTGGCGACAGGGCGCCCAAGGCTTTCGTGTTGCCCGCGTAGCCCTTAGCAAGCGCGTCGGACACCGTGGTCAGGTCTTTGCCTGTGGCCGCCGAGACATCGAGCGCAACATTAAGCAAATCTTGCGAGTAGGACACCTCGCCGGTCGCCGTTACTAATTTGGCTAGGGCTGGTCGTAGTTGATCGTCAGCAACGGCCGCGGCCATTGACGTCTTGCTGATGAAATCCTCGGTAGCGCGAATTGTGGCGTCGTTTGCCAGGGCTGATGCTCGCAGCTGACGAGCTAACAGGGCTTGTGCTTCGGCGTCCTCGGTGGCGGCTTTAATGCTGTCACCGAGCACCGCAGTTAAACCAGCAAACGCGGCCGCTGCCGGAATAGCGGCTTTTTTTAACGCGAATTGGGCTTTTTGCCCTGTGGTTTCAAGTTGCTTGAATTGCTTAACGGCTTTGTCGATGCCAGCGCCGTCAAACTCGCTAATGATGGGAATGGAAATAGCCATCAGCCAAGCTCTTTCTGTACTTCACGCGACGCGGCTAATACGGTGTCACGCATACGGCTGGTCACTTCGGCGCTGTTCCGTTCATACGTCGGCCATAAGACGCGTTGTGCACGACCAAACCGCGCCTCGAGATTGTCAATAAATGCGCGGCCCTTGGGGTTTGTGCCTCGTTTGCCTGCAAGCTCAAAGATGCTGGCCGCCGCGTCTTTTTGCTGAATGCGGATGACGGACACAGCGCGTTTGCTGGTGTCAATTTTGACCTGAACACCTGATCGAGCTTTCGATGCCGACCAGGGCAACAGTTGGCGGCTACCGGCCAACCAAATACGCGACATGCCCGACAGCGGCATGTCAGGGTAGGCGCCTCGAGCCGCATCGACGACGGGCGCGGCAATGGTTTTGACGTCACGGTTGAATTGCTTGCGCAGTTCAGGGTCAATTTTGCGCAAGCCTTTGACGGCTTCTTTGGCGCCCACCACCTCGGTTTTCACTGTGGCTGTCATAGGCGCCGCCGTTGCTCTTTCATGACGGTGGCCACGGTGGCCAGGTCTGCTGTGGTGAATTCTACTTCAGGCGGCCACCAGCCGGTTGTGACTAACAGTTCTGCTAGTTGTCGCCGGTAGGTGCCGCTTCGGTAGGGTTTTCGGACTCTTGGCTTACAACGTCGATGCTTTGCAGCTTCCTGATAAATGTGTCAAATTCGGCGGGCACTGTGATGCCGTGAACCTTGCAGGCTTCATAGGCAAGAAACGCCAAGTCCTCAACGCCTATGCCTTGGGCTAAATCGCTGGCTTTGCGCCTAAATTTGCGTTCCCATTGGGTGACTACCCACAGGTTTGTGCTGACTTCGTGGGTGTCGGTGCCTAAATCGACGCGGATGGTTATTTGCATGTCGGGATTCCTGTCCTTACGGGGTTACGTCTTTGCTGTACACACCGCCGACGAACGTGACGTCGATGGTGGATAGTTCTCCCATGGTGGCGTTAATAACAGGCAGTTCAGGCAGTAGCGCACCAGTAAGGGTGAAGCCTGGGTTGGTTGCGCTGTCTGCGCCGACGGCTGGCTTGACAATCACGGTGACGGTGCCACCGACAATGTTTTCTAGCGTTGCGAATGTTTCACTGGTGGCGTAGCTCATGTAGAACGACAATGTGATTTCGTGGTTGCCAAGGCCTGCAACGTACTTGCGCGCTGTGTCACCGAACGCGGTGGCCTCGAGCTGGTCGTAACGCTGCGTGAATGTCGCGGCGGTGCATTGATCGGACAAGTCAATGCTGTTGACGGTTACGACTGGGTTTGACAGGTAGGTGCTGGTTGCCATGGGCTACTCCTGGGCGCTGGTGGCGTCGGGTGCCGCTTTCTTGGATACTTTAGCCTTTGCAGGCTTGTCGGGTGCGGGTTTCTTGTCGACTGGTTCAATGAAGCCGCCGTCAAGCAGCGCGCCAAGGTTGACCCATATTTCGGGTTCGTACATTTCGCCTGGTGTGCCGACGCGCGGGGAAACGACGCGGTACTTCATGCTGTTTGTGCCTGCATGCTGATGAGTATGTCATAGGCGGGGTAGTCCTGGCCGCCGATTGACACCACGGTTGGTTGGCCTGATTTGACGGCAACGTTTTTGGCTAGCACTTTGGCGACGATGCCGAGGATGTCGCGCAGCGCGTCAAGGTTGCCAGGGCCGCTGCCAATTATTTTCACGGGGAAGTCGAGGCGCACGATGTTGTAGTTCCAAGCCTCAAATGTGGGTGCGTCAATGAACACGCAGCTGGTGGTGATGTGGCGCGGATCGATAGCCACTGGCAGGCCGCTGATGGTTGCCAAAGTGGTGCGCAGGTCGTCGATTGCCTCGTTAAATAGGTCGGTGTAGGTCATTAGGCAACCTGTGGGCGGTTGATACCTAACAGCTGCATAACCATGGGGCTTAGGCCGGTGCTTGGTGGGGCGCCCATGCCGTCAAATGATGCGAGGCTGGTAAATGAGCCTTGCTGACGGAAATACGCGGCACCGACCATGATTGTGCCAAGGGTGACATCGCCGCCAGGGCTGGTGGTAAGGCTGTCCTCAAGGTAGCCCGCTTCAACACGGCGACGGTACGCAAACGCGTTGGCGGCGGCTGCGCACTGTGTCAGCAACGTGGCTGCACCAGCGCTGGTCAACGGTATTTGCAGGTAGTCGCTGATGTTGGTGCTGGTAATCCAGGTGCAGGTTTGTGTCCACGTCAACGTGCCGGTTGGTACTGCTGTTGACCATTCAAGGTCATCGCCTGCGTCGTAGAACAGCACTTGGTTAGCGCGTGGCACGTTTGCGTCGTACAACCATTCGCCATCGTTTGTTTCAATGCCAATAAATGCGTATTGCGGGCAAAAGAGGACAGTGTGTGCGCCATTCAGCCCATGGCCTAGGCCAGCCAATGTGATTGACTGACCAGGCTCAATGGGTGTATCTGTAAGCGTTTGTACGACCGCGTAGTCGTCGAGGCGTTGGTGCGCTATGACTGTGTAAACGGCCACGGCCGCCGCCTTTCCTAATTAGGCAATCGTGATTTTCTGAACCTGGGTGCTGTCTGCGATAAACGTGGCAACGTAGCCGTAGTAGCTGAACGTGCGGCCCAAGGTTGACGGAACCTCAACGGACATGATGCCTTTGACCTGCTCGTAGAACTCGATGGCTTGACCGCGGGCAACAACCAAAGTGGATGCTGCAAAGTTGCGGTCGGCAACCAAGTTCAAGCCAAACGGGTTGAACGTGTTCATTTGGGTGATGTTGGCGGTGCCTGCTGCGTTGACGCCCATGAGGCCTGCGGCGCCTGCGTATGGGAACACGGGGCGCTTGTCGGCGTCAAGCTGCTTGCCCATGTAGAGCCACACGTTCGGGTCAACGAACACATGGTCAGGCAAGAAGTTGGTGGCGCCGAGGATGTTGTACGCGGCTGTGTACAGCGCATTAAACAGGCTTGACGGGTCAGTCGATGCCACTGTCCAAGTTGCGCCTGATGCGGTTGCGCCGGTCGTAATGGCATCAGCCGCCACGTTGTCGCTGGCCAACATGTATTGCCCGACGAGGTCGCGCAGGATGATTTCCAAGGCCCCGGGGCTAGTGAAATCGATGTCCTGCACCGACAGCGTGACCTGACCGGCAAGCGTGGTCTTGGTGACAACGTTTGACGCGATGACTGGCGTGGTGGCCGACGCAGGGTTCAATTCCGGCGACTGTGCAGCAACTGACGGGTGCGTTGTCCACGTTGGGCGAATAAACGTTTTTTGTGCGCCGCCGTCTGGCATTGCTCGAGCGCCGACAGCTGCAACTACGGGGCGGATGTAGTTGAGATCGTCGAACACAGGGCCGAGAACCGGCACCGGCAAAAGGCCAGGCGTGTCAGTGGTGAGAGTGTCACCGGCTGCGGCCTGCAACGCGGTTTGCTTGCTAAGCATGTAGTCACGCGCTGCTGCTGCAACGTTGCGGAATGTTTCGCCACCGATGTGCATGGCGGCCATGTATTCGCCTGGTGTTGGCAAATCAAACTTGCGCTTGGGCTGCGCGGGTACTGGTGCGGTTGGTGTTGCCGCTTCGATTTCCACGGACTTTTCTGCTTCCACGACTGCTGTTTCCTTTGGGTTTGTAGTGGATGAAACTGCGTCGGGAATTGTTGCGGCCGAGGCCGCGACATCTGTGATAGTAGCACCGGCGAACGCTGGAATGGGTACTAATGACAATTCCATCCAGTCGGCTGCCGTGACGACCATGGTGTCGCCATCCATGTCGTACTCGGTGGGGTTGACACCCACGGACACGCTGTCGATTACGCCATCCTTGGCTAGCTCGAGCGCGTCGTCGCCTGCGGCGGTTTTGCTGACCTTGGCGGTGAACAACATGCCCTCGTCGGTGTCAACGCGGCCTGTGACAAGGCCGACGGGCTGGCTGGCGTCGTGGTACATGAACAGTTTGGGTGCTTTGCCATCGACGGGCAGGGCGCCAGGGCGGAACATGACCTGTGTGCCGTCTGAGACGGTGGCGGTCACGTTGTACGGCACTGCGATGCCGCTGATGGTGCGGCTCGGGGTATCACCGGCTGCGTCAAGGGTGACCTGGCTGCCCGAGAAACTGACGATGCGCACCGGCGACGACAGGCGCACAACCTTGCTGGCGTACATTTCGTCGTCGTCCTCTTCAACACTTTCTTCGATTTGATCAAGGTCGCCGCCTGGTTCGATGCCTTCTTCTTCGCTCATAGCAACCATTTGGTCAATGGCAGCCTGGCGCGTTAAGTGGCAGCCATGCAGTTCGGTTTGGTCGTCGTACACGCTGACAACGGCGTAGCCTGCACATTCTTGTGACTCTCGCGTGATGTAGTACGGCATTATGCAATGTTCTCCTGTGTGTTTTCCTGCACCGTGATGTTTTCACGGGTCATGTTTGCGTCGTCGATTTCGCCCAAGTATTCGTCGGTGTTGAACTCGACATAGGTGCCGTTAGGCAGAATGCTGTTAGCCGACAAGGTGCTGGTGATGCACTCGGCGTACGTTTTGGTGCCGTACAACCACAAATCCACGCGGGACTCGCGGCTGTTCGTGTAGGCGTAACTGCCGGTCGGAACACCGAGCAGGTACGGCGGGATGTTGCATATTTGCGCCATTTGCAGGGCGCTAAATTGCGCCGATTCAATCAGCAGCATTTTGTCCGGCGTCGCTGTAGTTGGCTCATAGGACAAAAACTCGTTAAGCGCCGCGGTTTGGTTGGT